ATTCTTTTCCCTTACTTCTGTCTGTGTATGCTGCTGCGCGCGCGAGGGGCCTTCAATGGGAAATTGCGGAGGCATCGCATGCAACAGCCAACAGCCGGGCCGACGCCCGAACGTCTGCGACAGTCACACGGCAATTTTGAAATCGGCGGCAATCGGAGGGACGGTCAACGTTTTAAAATGACCGACAGCCCGCTAGGGAAGGCACTGGCGCGAGAAATTATCTCGGGCGAGGAATACACCGGCTTAAAAGTCTACGCGCTGCATTGGTTCGCTGCGGGCCTACAGGGCCATTTAAACAGTCTCGATCCTAATCGGGTGTTCGCGTTTGATCCCGCAGCCATGACCGGGCTTGCCCGATCAGAGGCACAAGCCGACCACCGGCAGCGCTACTATCTGGCGCGGGAACACATAGGACGGCGGCCGGCGTTCGTGGCGGACTGTGTCGCCTGTCAGGAAATGGAATTGACCACGGTTGGCCACCGGCTCGGCTTCAAATCGGACTACCGGGGCAGGGTGGCCGCGCTCGATATCCTCCGGGACGCGGGCGGGCGGCTGTCGGCGCTTTGGGAAAAGTTAAGGAACCAATAAATCTGGAGGTTGACAAAAGGGGCGGCCGGCCCCTTGATCCTGCTATCCGCTAAATTCGTGCGCCGGCCGATCTTGTGTTCCCCCCTTGCGTCGAACCGACGCGGTCTTTAGCGGAAGGTTTGGGCCTCCATTGCGGTTGCAAAAATCGAAAGGCCGGCTTCCCCACAAGCCGGCCTTTTTGTTTTCAGTTGCGCAAGCGTTCCACTAGCCGCAGCACGGTCGCGCTCTGCCATGCCTTGCCGGTGTGCGATTTGACGCCTTGCGCGTTGAGGTAGGCCGCAATGCGCCGCGACGACAGATTGATTACTGGCCAAACGGTTTCGCGCAAGCTTTCCGCGAAAGCGTCGGCTTGGTCCGCGTTGGCTTTCGCCTGCTCGGGATTGCCCAACGTAACGCCGCGCGCCTTGGCGGCGGCTAGAGCGTGTTTAGTGCGCTCTGCGATCATGCGGCGCTCTTGCTCGGCCAAGGCCGCGTAAATGTGCAGCATGAACGGGTCGGCGCTGGCGCCAAGCTCGGCGACGATGAACGGCACGCGCTGCGCCATTAGGCCGGCGATGAAAGCGACGTCACGCGAGAGCCGGTCAAGCTTGGCGACGATAACCGGGCATTTCAGTTTCTTGGCATCAGCGAGCGCCGCAGCGAGCTTTGGGCGCTTGGCCAGTGCATCGCTGCCCTTGCCGGTTTCCACTTCGATAAACTCGCCAGCGATGGCCATACCCTCGGCCGCAGCAAAGCGCTCTATGGTGGCGCGCTGCGCTTCCAAGCCTAAGCCTGATCGGCCTTGCCGGCCGGTCGATACGCGATAGTAAGCAATCATTGTTCCCCCGAATGTTCTGCAACGTATTTGTCGGCGAGTTGGGCCATGCGGCGCAATTCAGCCATGGCGCTGTTGCGCGCTGCGGTGTGTTTGCTGCCCTCAATGATGGCGAGCAGCGCGGGAAGGATGCCTTCCCATGTCGGCGTTAGGTCGATGCTTTGCATTCTAGGTTGTCCCCGTTGGTGTGTTGCAGTTGTTCCAAAATCATTGGACGTTGTCAAACAAAAACCCCGGCGCGATGGCCGGGGCTTTCGGTTAGCGGTATTGTTCGTTCCAGCGGTCCTCTGCATCCTCGCCGGGGTCGCGGTGAAAGTCCGCCGCGCAAATCGCCGCAATCTTATAGCGGTTATAGGTCCGGTTGGTCCTGATCTGCTTTGACGATTGCTTGCCCGTGCCACGGCAAGAAAAGCAGGTGCCGCTATGCTGCATCTTGCCGTTGATGCAGGCGCCCCATCCATAAACGCCGGTCCCCTTGCACTTGCAGCATGTGCCCGGTGCGGTGTTCGGTTGGCTAAGATCGTACATTTTTGGTCCCCTTGCTTGGCGCCGTGCGCCGTTTCAATGGCTGCATATATCCAAATAAATTGGAGCCTGTCAACAGCCGAAAGCAAAATAATTGGAAAAAGAAAAACCCCGGCGCGATGGCCGGGGTTGTTTGTTAGGGGTTTAGAAGGATTGCCAGCCAAACGAACAGGCAGGCAGTTAGGACGGTCCAGAACGCAAACCGCCTTAGTGTCGGGTAGCGCGGCATTGCATGCGCCTTTCGCGTTCCACGCGGCGCTGCATTTCTCGCATGCGTTCCGTTTCGCGGTCTAGCTCGTCAAGCATGGTTTGCAGGCGCGCCAAGCGGTCGCGCATATCCTTTTCGGTATCAGTCATTGGCGACCACCGCGAACACTGGCAGGTTGTCACGGTCAAAGCGGCTGTCGACGCAAACGAAACAAAAGCCGCCGTCATGCAGCGCGCCTTGGTACCAAGCGCCGCGCCAGCCGAATTTATCGGCAAGCGCTTTCGCCGCGCGCGCGTGGTTCTCGTCAATGTTGACGCCATGGTCCCATGACAGGGTGACGCTACCCGCGTCGGCGGTTGCTTTGACCCGTGACGGGCGAGTGTTTGTCACGGGCAAAAATTTCGTGGTGATGGCTTGTCGGATTAGCACTGTGGTCCCCTTGCGCGGCGGGATGCCGCACGGGCTTAAGCCGGGTAACCTTGCGGTGCCCGGCATAAGCTCGATTTGAGAGAAGGCTAGGCCGCGATGGCCATCGGCTCGGCTAGCGCGCGGTCGCGCATGTATTGCGCTGCGGCTTGTGCTTTCGAGGCGGCGGTAAAGAATGCGCGCGCGTCGCTCTTGAGCAATTTAATCCAGTGCTCAATGTAGCCGGCATGGCGCATTTCGCCGTTGATCGAAAATTCGGCGCAGAGAAACGCGGCGGTAAGCTCTGCAACCAGTTCCTCGGCTGCATAAGCCTGATCGCCAAAACGCTTGCCAAAGTCGCGGTCAAGACGAGACTTGGCGCCGGTCCAATGGCCCAACTCATGAAACGCGGTCGCGTAGTATGTCGCGGCCGAATTGAACGCGGCGAAAGCCGGCATCGCGATAAAGTCACGTGAGGGCGAAAAATAAGCGCGGTCCCCGCCAACGTCGTCGCGGAAATCGGCGCCTGTCGCTGCGATAAATTCGTCAATGGTTGCGTCGCGCTCGTCATCATGACGCGCCTTGGCCGGCTCGGCATTGATAACGCGGTCGGGCAGGTTCTCGCATTGCGCGATGTTGAAAACGGCATAGGCTTTTAGGGTGGTGAAAGTGTCGCCTTCCGTCTCGCCGTCTTTCGGCTTGCCTTTCAACTGCAAGACTTTGACGATAGTCGCGACCGACTTTTCGCCCTTGCGCACGTTGCCGCCCAAGTCGAGAGCCTGTTTGAAGGTCAACCATTGCGGTGTTGCGAAGCCGGCTTGCGCCATCCAAAGCAGAATGACGTTGCAGCCGGAATAGGCGTTACCCGTTGCGGCGTTGTGCGGAATGTTGCGGCCCGGTGTGGCGGCCCATGGCTTGATCCACGGCGCCGAACCATTTTCCAGTTCCGCCAAAATCCGCGCGGTGACGTTGTCGTAAAGATTGTTAGCCATCGATATCCCCTTTGCGTTGATCGATGGCCTATCTATCCAATTTATTTGGACATGGTCAATCCCGTTTCGGTCCTATATCCAATTTTTTTGGTCACGAAATGTTACAGCCAAAGAAAAACCCGCCACTAGGGCGGGTTGATCTGGATCGATTGCGGGTGGTCTAGTGTCTTAGCGCGCGGTGTGCGGCGCTTGCCTCGGCCGGTGAAAGCGGTGTGCGTTGGGTGGTGAACAGATCACGCGCGTTGCAGGCAATGCAAACCGTATCGACAAGCGAGACTGCATCGTCGCAGTGATAGGCAAAAATGGTGCCGCGACATTTAAAGCAGGCTTTACCGTTGTCGGAATAGAAGGTCGTTTTCATTAGAACATTTCCCCTTGCTTGTGAGTGTCACCGAAAAGCCCGTCGTCACATGCGGCTTGCGGCTTAGATGGTTTCAGCGGCGCATTAGCGCGACGCTGGAGTGTTTCCCCGATCCGCGCTTGCGTGTCGGGTAGTTCGGTTTGATCAGAATGGGATTGACGCGAGCGCACGCTTTGCCGCCTCCCGCTTTTCTTCTTTGGCCAGATCAAACGCGATAGGCGCGAAAGAAAAGTCAGACCGCGCCATGTCGCACGCGACCTTGAATTGCTCGCGGGCGCGGTATGCGGCTTGGCGGAAGGCGTTCATTTCGTTGTAGCCACGCGACTTGGCGTGACCGGAACTAGTGGCGTGCACCTTGTGCGCTCCGCCGCAGCCATTGCGCTGATATCGATCAGCGGCAACGTGCTTTAGTTCGTTCATGGCATTGCTATCGAACATTGGTTCCCCTTGCGAAGCGACATGCTTCTAATGCCTTAAGGCCGGGAAGCTTGCGCTGCCGGCCATAAGGGCGATTTGGTTTTGATCAGGAATATTCGGGGTGATTTTTGCGAGCGACGCTATAAGCCTGCTCGACTTCATTTTCCTGCTCGTTAAGCCAGTCAATTTGATCTTGGCTCAACTCGGTATATTCGCCGCCGCAGCCATTCATTTCGCCGGTGCCCGTGGCACAGTCCCATGATGCAGAGGTTTTGCCGTTGCGGCTGTAGACCATTGCAGGCGTATCGCTGTCGCCATGGTCCAGAACGAGCTTGATGCCTTTCGGGCCGGCGAGTGTTTTCTTGAAAGCCATTTCAGTTCCCCTTGCTGGCGCGGTGTTGCGCCGTTCAATGCAGTTTTTATATCCAATTAATTTGGACGTTGTCAATGCAGGGAGCCGAAACATCCAAATAGTTTGGTCACGAATTGTTACAGGGATGTGGAACTATGCGAAATAGTCTCAAACAGTCTCAAAAGGACAATGATGCTAACCGGAAGGCGTTGCGCGCTGCGGTGAAGCGTCGTGGCAAGGTCAAGCTCGTTCGCCGCATCCCCGACGGTTCCCGCGTTCCGGGCGATCAAGCGTTGTGGGCGCAGGTGCAAGCCCATGCCAAGCGCGCTGCCAAGCCTGCCAGTGCAGCGACGAGGCGCGGGCGCTAGACATGCCGGGAAGTGATCCCAAGCCGTTCCGCGCCAAGCCCAAGCCGGAAGGCTATGTCACGGGCCGGCCAAGCCTGTACAAGCCCGAATACTGCGAAGCGGTGATAGACTTTATGTCGGAAGGGTATGATCTGACGGCGTTTGCAGGATCGATCAGGGTAAGCCGCAGAACGGTTTATGAGTGGATGGATGCCCATGCAGACTTTTCGCACGCCGTTGAAATAGCGCGATGTGCGCGGTCGTATGCGTTCCAGCGCAAGTTGATCACAACCAAGATCGGAGTTGGCGTCACCGCCGCGATATTCGGTCTAAAGAATGCGGAGCCGGAAGATTGGCAGGATCGATACAACACGACAACGGACGTGAATGTCAGGATTGAACAGCTATCCGACGAACAGCTAGACGCAATCATCGCGCAGCACATGCGATCAGGCTCGATTGAGCATGATGTGACGCCGCAATTGACACATGCTGATGAACGTCAACCTGTTGCAACCGAAGATAAGTGACCCATAGGGTGCACACGCGGGGCCGAGAGGCACCGGAGGGGGAAAAAATCGCGGGGCAAGCATGCTTTTACATCAACCACCCCCCACCTCGTCGCCACTCCGCAAAAGCCGGCGTTTTTAAAATTCCGCCAATCCAAAAAAGGCAGGACCGTCATGCGCACCATGTTAGCGCTCGCCCTTGCGCTCCTTTCCACACCGGCACAGGCGGCGACCCAACGGGTGTGGATTTCCGAATTTGCGACCACGCGACAGGAAGCACAGGCGCCGTTCGCCGTGTTGCCGGCGACAACCAAACAGCAGTTCGATATCACGACCGGCGTCAAGTCATCGCTGCCGTTCAAAAGCACCACCCGCTACATCCGGATCATTTGCGAGGTGCAGTGCGCGATTTCGGGGAGCGAGACGGCCACCACCGGCGCCACCTTGCTGCCGGCGCTGAAACCGGAATATTTCGGGGTGACCGGAGGCAGTACCCTTTCCGTCATCGCGGCACCTTGATGGATGATCAGGCAGTGCCGCTCGGCTTGGTCCATGGTGTCAGTGTGGCATCGTAGGGGAAACTGTCGCCGGGCATAACCTCGCTGCCGTCGCCTCGGTAGTAGCGCATGATCGTGCGCCCGTCGCTGGTCTTGCCCCACCCGATTTTGTCAACGCCGTTCACCTCTAGCCATCGATCAAATCTGTCATCGTCCATCGGACGCCTCCGTTTCTGCCGTGCATCCCCGTAGGGCTTTACACCACGGGGTAACTCCGGGCGAGGGCGCGAATGCCTCGTCCGGTTTTGTCCCGACCGAAAAAGCCAATAGCGCTGACCTTTAAAAAATCTCCAAAAACCTTGGTTTCGCCAAAAATCTTGGTATGGTGTCCGATGTTCATCACCGGCCTTGCCATCGGCCTGTTTATCGGCGCCTTGATCGGCGTGCTGGTGATGGCGGTGTTCCAGATCAATCGAGGCGAGGATGACTGACCGCGAGGAAAAATTGGAGGCAGCGCTACAGCGCATTGTGCAATGGAGCGAAGCCTATCCGCTGTCGGTATTCCCGGAACCGGACCTTAACAAGGCGCAAGTGCTGTTGCGGGCGGGCGGCCTGTCCTTGGACGGCATCAGTGCCCATGCCATGCGCCACGCCGTGGAAGGCGTCGGCAAGATTGCGCGCGAGGCGCTGGAATGAAACTGGTCCGCGTCGTGAGCAGTTATTTCGTGGCCGGCTTTATCACCGACAGGGGCCGGGTGCGCCAAGCCGCACCGATCCTGAAACGATTGATCGGCGTTGACGATGCCGTGGCGCGCCAAGTGATCGAACGTCTCAAGTGGCGCGCGTCCGTGATCGATGAGTGGGAAGAATGACCGGCAAGGATCGCTATCATCAAGCCGTGCTATTGGCCCGCCTGCGCGCGCGGCGCGAGTTGGATAAATTCGTCGCTGGCGAAATCGACATTCTGCCGTGCTCGGGTGACCGCGAGCGGGAATTTATCATCGCCGAGTTTGACACCATGCAAGCCGAAATCGACCGGCAACACGCCATCCTGCGGGCCGCTGGCCTCGATGGCGCCCGTGGCGCAGCCATGTTGCCGATCAGGCAAAAGGTCGGAGGGTTGTTCTGATGGACCTTCCGCTGTGCAAGATTTGCGGTGAACGGCATCGCCTCGGCTTTTGCCCGGAGTATGCCGAATTTGCACCGCCTCAACGTTCTCGCGGCGGCGTGGAAAGCGGACACGCGGCGACTGCCAGTCATGCTAGCCCGCTGGCAGCCGCGCCGGGAACGCAGGCGCACGTGGATGGAGATAGGCCCCATCCGCTAGCCGCCAGCGAACCCGACGCCGGGGTAGCGCCCGGCCTGCGGGAAGCCCCTTCACCCTCGACGGTACCGCGTTCGGCGGGTGGACGAGGGGCGGGCGATGCGGAAACCTCTGGTCCGCCGCGTCGTCCGTCCGGGCGCCCGCTTGCAGGTAATCGAGCCTCGACGCTGGCCGCGACGCAGCCGTGGAAGGGCCAATTCAGCCGCGCGACGTGGTTTCGGAGACAGCATGAAGCTCAGTGAGCAGCAAAAGAACGACCTTGGCAGGCTCGCTCTCACCCGCTGCGAACAGAGTTTGCAATCGGTGACGCAGTTGATGGACGGCCCGGACGCTTACCAATTGGCGGTCGCGGTCGCGTGCTGCATCATCGAAGGCAGCGCCGACATGCTGCAACAGGCCACGAAAGCAACCGAACGCGACGCCAAAAATCAGGTGATCGGCGACGTGCTGACCGGATTGGGTGCGAAATGGACGTGCAAAAACTTACCGACAAAATCCGCGAAGAAATAGAGCGGCAGGCGCGCGACGAAACCCGGCTTGTGGTCACCAATCACCCGGTCAAGCCGGACGCGATCCGTCTGGTCGGCAATCTCGATATCTACGAAATAGCAAAAAGACTGATCGACTGATGAATTTCGCGGCTGATACCTATGTGCGCTCGCTCATGAGCCTATCCCGCGAGGAAATCGGCGCGCGGATGATCAAGAGCGAGTTGGAACAGGGTTTCACCCTCGTCAAAGACGCCGCGTGGCTCGACTGGCACGAATGGGACGAGCACACCATCATCACCCAAGACAACAAAAGGGTGCGGCTGGTGGCGTTGCAGGCCAAAAAACCCGGAACGGGCGCCTTCACCCGGTTGATCCGCAAAATATTCGCCTGCAACCAGCATCCGGTGTTGGTCGAACCCAATCAATTGCTGATCGATTGGTGCGAGCGGCATGATTTCCGGTCCAAGCGGATTGGAAAGGGCAAATACAAGCACGAAATTTGGTACCCAAGGCGATGCGCATATTAGTCTGTGGTGGACGTGATTTCACCGACGCACAATTGCTCAATCGCACGCTCGATGAGCAGCATGCGAGAAACCCGATCACGCTGTTGATCCACGGCAACGCGCGCGGCGCGGACCTACTCGCCGACGAATGGGCCTTTAGCCGTATCGTGAAGACGAAAAGGTTTCAGGCGGACTGGATCAGGCACAAAAACAGCGCCGGCCCGATCCGCAACAAGCAAATGCTGGTTGAGGGCAAGCCCGATCTGGTCATTGCGTTCCGGGGCGGGGCGGGTACTTCCGACATGATGACGCAAGCGCGCCATGCCGGCGTTGAGGTAAGAGAAATTCGCTAGAGGTGTCCCATGGGCGCAAATATCTGGTTCTGGTTGATCTACGTGCTGGTCGGTGTGTTCGGCATCATCGGCATGAACCCGTGGCGGCCTTCACCTTATTCATGGGGGCCGTTCGGCGGCTGGCTGATCCTCTTTATTCTTGTAGGTATTCTCGGGCTGCACGATTTCGGGAGCCCCATTCGTTGACGCGGGGGCTACGGACGAGCCCGTGACCGACATTGGCAAGACCCCCTCGATCTGCAAGGGCTGTTGAGACCTAATGCACACGCTGATTGAAGCCGTTGTTGAAAAACAACGGCGGCGACGGCTGCGCTCAAGCTTCACCGAATGGTGCGTCAACAACGGCTTTATTCCCGCGCGGCATCACCGTTTGCTGATCGAACATCTGGAGGCTCTTGCTCGCTTCGAGATTGAACGACTGGCGGTGTTCATGCCGCCCGGCAGTGCCAAGTCGACTTATGCGAGCATTCTGTTTCCGTCGTGGATATTCTCGCAAGACCCCAAAGCCATGATCTTGGCGGCGAGCCACACCACGGAGTTGGCGGAACGTTGGGGCCGGCGTGTCCGCAATCTTGTCGGCGAGCATGCCAAAGAACTGCACGTCAGTTTGACCGCCGACAATCAGGCCGCCGGACGTTGGGGGCTTGAGCAGGGTGGCGAATACCTGGCGGCGGGTGCTCTGACCGGCATCGCGGGTTTCAGGGCGAAGTTCGGTTTGATCGATGATCCAATCCGCTCGCGACAGGACGCCGACAGTAAACTGGTCAGAGATAGATTGTGGGATTGGTACCTGAATGATTTTCGACCGCGCTTAATTCCCAACGCGCGGCAAATGCTGATCCAGACCCGTTGGCACGAGGATGATCTGGCGGGCAGGGCGATCAATTTCCAGCACTGGACCGTGCTCTCGCTGCCAGCGGAGGCCAAAGAGAACGACCCGTTGGGGAGAGAGCCCGGCGAATTTCTCTGGAATGACGACGACTATGGTTATGGGCAGCAACTCGCCGATTTGAAAACCAACACGCCGCCTCGGGTGTGGTCAGCGCTCTACCAGCAAGAGCCGACGCCGGATGAAGGCGATTATTTCAAGGACGAATGGCTGCATCAGACGATGCGCATTCCGGATCATTCCACGCTGCGCTTCTATGGCGGCTCCGACTACGCGGTGACCAAGGACGGCGGCGACTACACGGTTCACGCCGTGATCGGTTTGTCGCCTGACGATAAAATGTATCTGGTCGATCTGTGGCGCGGTCAACGGTCGTCGGACGTGTGGTGCGAGGCTTGGTGCGATCTGGTCCTGACCTACAAGCCGATGGCGTGGGCGGAAGAACAGGGACAGATCAGGGCCGGTGTTGGTCCGTTCCTCGACAAAATGCAGCGCCAGCGCAAGGCGTGGTGCCAGCGGGAAATGTTTCCGACGCGCGGCGACAAGGCTGTCAGGGCGCGCTCGATGCAGGGCCGCATGGCGCTCGGTGGCCTCTACGTGCCCGCAAATGCGCCATGGCTGGCGGAATTTAGATCGGAATTGTTGCACTTCCCCGCTGGTGTTCACGACGACCAAGTCGACGCCATCGGATTGATCGGTCAACTGCTCGATAAAATGGTGAAGGGGCGCTTGCCAAAAGCCAAGACGATCACACTCCCGAAAAACGATTATAAGAGGGTTGAGACGGTGAAAACCGCCGACCCGATGGTGCTGTGATGCAGACCATCACGCTGGACCGGAGCGAATACAGCGACACCAACCGGACCAACACCGGGGCGAACGACGAAAAGCAACTGCGCAGGCTGCGCAAGGAATTTGAGGACTACGCCAGCGTCAAGGCGCGGGAAATTGACGAACAGCGCATGTCATGGCGCTACTACCACGCCGACCAATGGACTATCGAGCAACTGAAAATCCTGAAAAAGCGCGGTCAACCGCCGATCACGTTTGACCGCACCGGCCGGAAGCTCGACAGCCTTGTCGGCACCATCCGGAAGCTCCGAACCGACTGCAAATGTTATCCCAACACCCCGCAGGGCGAAGCCGGCGCCGAAGTCGCGACCCAAGTGATCCGCACCATCTGCGACGCCTCGCAGTTTGAGGATTTGGAAACCGAATGCTGCCGGGACGCCTCGGTTCATGGCATCGGGGTTTCCGAACTGATGTTGGAGACAGGCGACCAAGGCGATCCCGATCTGAGGTTTGAATACCGCGACCCCAAGACATTCTTTTATGACCCTAGAAGCGTGAAGTTTGATTTTTCGGATGGGCGCTTCCACGGCATTTATAAATGGGCCGATATCGGGGAACTGGACGAACTGGTCGAAGGGGCCAGTGATCAAGTCGCTTCCATGCAGACCGACGGCGGTATCTGGACCGCGTTCGACAGTGACAGAGAAACCCTGTGGACCGACAACCGCGACCGGGTTCGCCTCGTTGATCATTGGTACATCGAGCGCGGGGTGTGGAAATGGTGTCTGCACGCCGGCACCGTGCTTTTGATGGAGGGCGACAGCCCGTTCTACGACGCGCGCAACAAGTCGATTTCAAAATATTTTGCTTACGCCAACCAGATCGACGGCGACGGCGATCACTACGGCTTTGTGCGCCGCATGCGCGGCCCGCAAGACGCGATGAACCAGCATCGCTCCAAAGCCATCCACATCATGAACACCCGCCAACTCAAGGTGAAGGATGGCGCGGTTGACGACATTGAAGTGGCGCGACGGGAGGCGGCGCGGCCGGACGGCGTGCTGTCCTATCATGGCGACGACAAGGATTTGCAAGTCATCCAGCCCGAACAGGAATTTATCCAGCAGACCAATTACTATCAGGACGCCAAGGCCGAGATTGACAACTTCGGTCCCAATCAGGCGCTGGTGGCGATGGGCCAGAATACATCGGGCCGCGCCTACAACATGGCGCAACAGGCAGGGCTATCGGAGCTAGGCCCGTTCCTGAAAAATTTCCGCATGTGGAAGCTCGCGCAGTACAGAGCCGCGTGGTGTGCCGCGCAACGCTACTGGACGGCGCAGCGTTTCCTCAGAGTGACCGGCGATCAGGAAATCGCGCAATTCATGATGATCAACGGCGTTGAACTGGATCAGTGGGGCCGGCCACAACTGGTCAATGCTCTTGGTCAGATCGACGTTGATATCACCATCGGCGAAGGCCCCGACACCGAAACCGTGATGGGCGACGTGTTCGATACCCTGATGGCGCTGGCGCAGAACAACGTGCCTGTGCCGCCGCAAGCCATCATCGAGGCTTCTTATCTGCCGGCCTCGGAGAAGAAGAAACTCAATATGCTGATTTCGCAGCCCAACCCGGTGCAGGTGGCAGCGCAACAGGCCGCCATCCAAAAGACCAACGCCGAAGCGCAGAAGCTCCAAGCCGAAGCCGGCAAGGCGCAGACCGGAAGCCTGCTCAACCTTGCCAAGGCAAGAACCGAAGGTATGCCGGCGCAACCGCCTCCACCGCAGACCCCGCTCGATATCGCGGAGAAGGTCGCCAACATCCGCGCCACCAATGCCACAGCCGCGCACAAGATGGCATCCGTCAACAAGATGGATCACGACGCGCTGATGGCGCCGCTCGAATTGATTGCCGAACACGTGCAGCGCCGCGACGACCGCGTGCAAGAGACGCTGCACAAGAACGCCGACCGCGAACAGGACGACCGGCACAAGAACGCCGACCGCGAAGTGAAGAAGAAAGAACCGCTGCGCAGTTTCCGGCCGCCGCTTTAAGGGTTCGTCCGCGATCAACGAAATGGATCGCACGGCGCCATGACCGACGCTCATGGCCTCGTCCGCGTCAACGACATTGATGCAGGGCGCCGTGACCCAAGCTCACGGCCTCGTTTGTCGGCACGACAGTCCGACTAGGGAAAACCACATGGCTAACGAGAACGAACCGGCTGTTGCCGGAACGGACGATGCTGCCCTGTTCAACGACGCGGTAACCAATCCGCCCGTTGAACAGCCAATTGATCCGCCCAAGCCTGCGGAGCCTCCCGCACCTCAAGAACCGGAGCCGATGGTTCCACAGGCTCGGTTCCGCGAAGAAACGGAGGCTAAACGTGCGGCGGAACGTGAAGCGATTGAATGGCGACGGCGATTTGACGAGCAGTTTGCGCGTCAACCCCCGCCGCCGAAAGTAGAGCCACCCAAGCGCAGCGACCTTTTTGAAAAGCCTTCCGACTTTGTGCGGGAGGAAGTCACGCCAATGCTCGATCCGGTTCAACAGCGGATCAACGAGCAAAACGAGTATTGGTCACGCC